AGATGCGTAATGGTGCATTAAACGAAGAACGTGACGTTAAGTTGTGGCTTGAAGAAACAACCAGAGTTCTAATACAGACCTTTAACAGACCGCATAATAATTTTCATCCTTCAATGCATGAATATCTTCTTGATTTAGGTGCATTTGGCACAGGAATCATGCATGTTAGAGATATTCCAGGTGAAGGACCATACTTTGCTAGTTATCCGCTTTATAACTGCTATCTAGCTAAGAACGATATGGGTCGTGTAGATACGATTTATCGAGTCTATGAGCATACGGCAAAAGAAGTATTAGAAGCATTTGGCGAAGAGAAACTGCCTGATAAAGTAAAAAAATCATTAGAAGCAGGAAAGTATTACGACAAGTTTGAATGCGTTCATGTAGTCAAGCCTGTATCTACCTTTAAAGATGCTCCTATCAAACGATTTCCGTTTGTCAGTATCTATTTTATGCCTACTGCCAAAACCATTCTAAACGTAGGTGGTTTTGATTCTTTCCCATTTGTATGCAGTCGTTGGGAAAGAAACAGCCAAGAAACCTATGGAAGAGGTCCAGGTGCTGAAGCATTAGCAGATATTAAAATGCTTAATGAGATGGAGAAAACTTATCTCAAAGCATTACAAAAGATGGTAGATCCACCACTAATGATTCCTGATGACGGATTCTTAAATCCTGTTAGAACAACACCAGGAGGAATCAACTATTATCGATCTGGTCTTGGCAAAGACGAAAGAATCTTTCCAATGCCTACTCCAGGTCGTGTAGATATTGCCGAAATGAAAATGTCTCAAGTAAGACAAAATATAGAAAAGGCATTTTATCTAGACATGATGGAATTACCAGGACCAGTAGCAAACGATGGTGATGTTCTAAGATTTACCGCTACAGAGGTTCAAGCAAGGCAAAGGGATCGCTTGCAAATTGTTGGACCTCTAGTAGCACGACAAGAAATAGAAATGTTAGGTCCTATGATCGAACGTGCTACGCAAATCTTATTGACTAACAATATGCTTCCAATGCCTCCAGATATTATTATGGAGCAAGAAGAGTTTAATATTGAGTACCGAAATCCAGTCTCTGTTGCAATGCGTGGCTATGAATTGAACAGCATTTCCCAACTGATTCAGTTCTTAACTCCTATAGCCCAAATCGACCCAACCATTCTGCAGAGGCTGGATACTTCACAGATTGTAAAACTAGGATCAGATATTCTTAGAACACCACCAAGTGTTGTTAAAGATGATGCTCAGTTCCAACAAGAACAACAACAGCAACAGCAACAGTCAGCATTAATGCAGACTTTACAACAGGCACAGATTTCAGCAAACATTGATCAGACTACTTCTGCAGCAGAAAAAAATAGAGCTATGGCTGCAGATCAGATAGCAAACTAATGTTTGAAAAAGATAGAAAACGTAGGGCAACCTACAAAGAAGTATTCTCAACCGAACCAGGAAGAGAAGTACTGGAAGACTTGATGAAAAATAACTTTCTCTGGACTTCCACACAAACCAGTGATTCGCATGAAACTGCATATAACGAAGGACGAAGATCAGTCATTCTCGCAATCCTGAATTATGTTTCTTTAGATGCGGATCGAATACAAACCATGATGAAACAGAATTATGACCGAAGCATCGATGACAACTTCTGAAGCAGCACCAAGCCCAGATGCTGGTTCTTCAGAAGCCATTGGCGGTAGTCTGTTAAGTTCAGATCAGCCAATAGAACAACAATCAACTTTATCGTTTGATCCTACTGGATTACCAGATGGATTGAATCAAGAACCATCATTACAGACTTTTGATAGCGTAGATAAACTTGCTAAGTCCTACGTCAATTTAGTTAAAAAGATGGGTGTTCCTGCAGAACAACTTATGCGTTTACCACAAAATGGTGAATCGTATGATGATGTTTATAATGCTTTAGGAAGACCAGAAAACCATGATGGTTATGAACTTGGTGATCATTCACCAGAAGATACAGCAAACTACAGAGAGATTGCTCATCAACTAGGTTTAAACAATGACCAAGCATCTGCACTCTATGATATTTATCAACAAGATGTTGATCTTAGAATGCAAGAAGAAGATTCAGAGTTTGAGCAATTTGAAGTAGAAAACTTGCAAGAGCTACAACAAGAATGGGGTGACAAGTTTAACCACAATCTTGAAATGGCACGTAGAGCATTTATGAATTTTGCTACTCCTGAAGCGGTAAAAGTCTTGGAAGAAACTGGTATGGGAAACCATCCAGAACTATTGAAAGTATTTGCCAAAATAGGAGAAGTATTAGCTGAAGATTCAGTACTGCCAGGAACCAATAACGCAGTTCTTGGTGGAATGAATCCAGCTTCAGCCCAAACACAAATTAATGAATTGATGAGTGATGTAGAGTTTAGGAAAGCCTATCAAGACGGATATCATCCTGGTCATAAGGATGCTGTTGAGAAGATGACTAAGCTTTACAGCTATTTGGGTTGAGTTAGTCCAGACAAGGTTTTAGACCCCTGGCAATAAATTTTGTTAGCGGACCCACAAGTGGACAATCTGCAAATAAGCGTTTCATTATTCACGTTTTGCGGAGACTTTAAATGTCCACACAAATCACAACGGCATTCGTCAAACAGTTCGATGCCAACGTGCAACTTCTCGTCCAACAGATGGGAAGTCGCTTACGCAATTCAGTTACTTTAGAATCAGGCAAGGTCGGTGAAGAAGTCTTCATGGATCGTATTGATTCAGTAGCTGCTCAAAAGGTTACTAGCAGACATGCTGATAGCCCATTAATCAGTACACCACATGATAGACGTAGGGTAACACCTGTCGATTTTGATTGGGGTGACATGATTGATAATCCAGATAAACTCAGGCTTCTTATTGATCCTGCATCTGCTTATTCCCAAAATGCTGCTTTGGCAATGGGAAGAGCTATGGATGAACAGGTGATTGAAGCCCTTGTTGGAAATGCATTTGGATCTACAGGAGATTCTGCTACTTCAGGCAGTTCTTCTAGTTCTTCTATTGCTTTACCAGCAGGACAAAAAATTGCCATTACTGATACTACTTTTGATGTAGATTCCAATACTGGTTCATCAACATCACTAAGTTTAACAGTAGGTAAACTGATAAATGCACGAAAGATTTTAGGAGCAAATGAAGCTGATGACTATGATGTCAACGGCAACAGTAATTTGTTCTTAATCGTTAACGCTGCTCAGTTAGGTAGTTTACTCAAATCCACCAAAGTAAATAGTGCTGACTTTAACGAAGTACGTGCTTTGGTTGCTGGTGATCTAAACCAGTATATGGGTTTTAACATTATCCGTACTGAACTTATTCCTAAAAAAGGTGGATCACATCCAGCATATGATCCTACTGCAACGGAAAATAGTTCAGACCCAACTCATTGTCTTGCATTCCACCGCAGAGGAATTGGCCTATGCGTTTGGGAAGACATTGTTGCACGTATCTCTGAACGACCTGACAAACGATTTAGCCAATACATCTACTATCGGATGACTGTTGGTGCGACTCGTTTGGAAGAAAAGCGTGTCGTACAGATTTCATGCTTATAAGAAAGGAGATCTGATATGGCAACTACATACGCAAACAATAGACGTAAAAGCGTATCATCGATTACTAATCCTACTGAAATGGTTTCAGTAGCTGAGCAAGGTGGTCGAATGCGTGTTATGTATGACACATACGAAGCAGCAGGAGATGTTGCAACTGACAACTCAGGATCTAATGGTACTATTGTTGTCATTGGCACTCTTCCTAAAGGTGCAAGAATCTGGAACATCATACTTCAAGCTGATGCTCTTGGTTCTAGTGTTACTTTGAGTGCTGGATATGCTGCGCATACTAATTCGTCTACTGGAGCATCAGTTTCAGTTGATTTAGTAGCGTTTATTGCTGCTACAGCAATGAATACTGCTAAAAAAGTTTTAAGCATGTCTTGGGCTTATAACGAAGCTGCAGCTGATTCTATAGATAATTTAGGATTTGAATGTGTTGATAATGCAGGAACAGACATTATTGTAGATATTGATGCTGCTCATGCAACAAACACTATTAAGTCTGTAATTTTCTATACTTTAGACTGACGTAAAGGAGAAGGATGGCAACCGCAATTCAGATATCAAATATTGCCTTAAACAATATTGGTGATGGAACAATTACAGACTTTGATGATGCAAATGCGAGAGCAAGAGCATGTAAGTTAAGATTTGAAGATGTAAGGGATGCTGTCCTTCGTTCTCATCCTTGGAATTGTATGACAAGGAGAAAAGAACTTAGCAAAAGCACAGAAACTCCAGTATTTGAGTTTGATTATGCTTATATCATTGACAATACCGACATACTTAGAGTTTTGTCTTTGTATGAAAGTGATCAATATGATTATCCATTTAAAGTAGAAGGAGGTTTTCTACTGACAAGTGCAACTTCTGCTAAAATCAAATACATCAAACGTCCTACAAGTAGAGATGATACTTCAGACTTTGATGCACAACTGGTTCAAGCAATAGCAATGTCATTAGCATCAGAAATAGCAATGGATCTCACAGGACAAGCACAAATTAGAGATTTGATGTTAGGTAAATACCAAGCTGTTCTTAGTGAAGCACGATCCATAGATTCACAAGTAGGTACTCCACAAGTCATTGAAGCAAACGAATGGATTGATTCTAGACAAAGATCTTATTCAGGTAATTTCAAACCATTTTCTGCATCTACCTCTGCTGGTGTATAAATGAGAGTAACGCAAACTCAGACCAACTTTTGGGGTGGTCAGATTGCAACACAATCTCAAGGTTATGCAGATGATGAGCTATATAAAGCATCTTCTGCAGAGATAACTAACTTTGTTGTTACACCAAATGGGGGATTAACAAGAAGGCCAGGAACAAAGTTTGTTGCTAGGTCTAAGCCTAATGCTGTAGCACAAACAAAAAATGGTACAGCAGTCAAATTAGTCCCATTTACGTTAGGTCACAGCAGTACACAAAACTTTGTTTTAGAGTTTGGTCATTATCAGTCAGAAGTCACAATAACTTCTGTTACACATGGAGATAATCTTTTTACAGTATCAGGAGGTCATGGATTATCTAGTTATGATGTTATTCAGCTAGAAACATCTGCAGACGATTTGCCTAATGGTGTAAGTGCAAATGTTGATTATCATGTTTTAAAAATTAGTGATACAACTTTTAAAGTTTGTTTAAATGCAGCAAATGTTGCATCGACAACTGTTGTTGCATTAAGTGACAACGGATCTGGTACACACAAAATAAGCTCAAGAGGATATTGCCGATTCTACAAAGATGGAGCACAAGTATTACTATCCTCAAAACCTTTTGAGTTAACAACTCCATACGATACTGCAGACAAGATAAATAAACTTAACTTTGCTCAGTCTGCAGCATTTATATTTCTTGTAAGTCCAGACGTAAAACCACAGAAGCTACAATATACTGCTGATACAACATGGGCATTATCTGATATAAATTTTTTTGACGGTCCTTATTTTGGAGCACAAGAAGAAACAGATGGAGATGCTTCTGAAAGAACAATTGCAGTACAATCAACCACATCAACATTACCATCTGCAGCAGGAGAACTTGGTTTTGTTGGTGAATGTGACAATGGTTATTATTTTACTGGCACTGTGCCTACAAATACAAATCTACAGGACTTTTCTTTTCTTCAAAGCAAAAACCATGGTTTGCAAGATGGAATGAAAATCCAAGTTTCTGGAACAAGTCAAACTACATCTCATCCTAAAGACCAAGATTATTACGCAACTCAATGTACGGCAAATACATTTAAACTAACTGAATCAGTAGGTGGTGCGCCTATTGATTTTGGTATTAAATCAAAACCTACTGTTAAAGCATATTTTTATAGAAAAAATAGCACAATTACTTTACGACAATCTGGATCTGGCATATGGACTGATACTGCAACAGATTCAGGACGTTTATTTAGAATAAATACTTTAGGAAATGATCAGATATATTGGGGCCATGTAGAAATACAATCAATATCTACAAATGATGCTACATGTACTGTTAAAACTGACATACCAGAAGCATACACAACAGGCTTAAAAGATTGGAAACTAGGTCAATGGTATACAAGTAATTATCCACACCATGTAACGCTGTTTCAACAACGTCTTGTATTCGCTAGAGTAGATCATAGTCCACAAACCATATTCTTTTCACAGACAGGAGACTTTTTTAATTTTGCTGCATCTGAATCATTAGGTTCTGCAAGTGGTCAAACTACAGCATCTGGAGCATCGATTATTGGCGAACAGATACTTTCTAGTAATGCAATGACGTTTACTTTTGATTCAGGAACAGTAGATGAGATTCAGTTTCTCATTGCACAAGAAAAACTTCTTGCAGGAACCACAGGTGGTATTTACACAGTTTATGGATCTGAACAAGATCTAACTATTACACCTGTAAACTTCACTATTAAAAGAGAAGGTACTCAGCCTGCAGAAGAAAACTCTAATGCAGTCGCTACAGATGAAAATGTTATCTATATCCAAGGTACTGGTAAACGTGTACGATTAGTCAACTTTGGTGATGTCAATGCAGCATCTAAGTCATTTGACATGACTATAAGAGCTAACGATGTTTTAGATGGTCAAGGAAAACAAATTGTTGCTACACAGATACCTAATTTTGTAAATTGGATACGTGATGGTTCAGGCAAACTTATTTGTGTTACTTATATTCCACAGAATAATGTAGTTGCTTGGCATACACACTCCATAGGTGGTTCATACACTTATTCTGATGCATCTACAAAAGCTGATCCTACAGGACATCTTACTACTGATCAAAGTCATGCAGTAATTTTAGATATGACAACGATTCCTGCAAATAATAGAGACCAACTATGGTTATTAGTTAGAAGAGTTGTAGGAACAAATATTATTGAAACTATAGAAGTTATGGAAACTTGGATGTCAGATGAAGCTATTGCAACATCACGTTTTGTGGATGGGCATGTAGTCGCATCTACTGCAACACAAGTTACTGGTATGACACATTTAGAAGGTCAAACAGTAAGACTTCTTGGTGATGGAGCACAATTAGATGATCAAACAGTATCTTCAGGAACTGCAGATTCTGGTGCTACAACAAACTTTTCTACTTTGGTTGCAGGACTAGGTTATCAGTCAAAACTTGTAACCTTACCTGTTGTAGTTGGTCCTGGTGGCAATGTTCGTATTGGGAACAAGAAAAGAATCCATAGAGCATGGGCCAAGCTGTTTAGAACTCCTAATATTAAGTATGGAATTTATCCAGCATCGACTGCTACCGATACCATATCTGAACTTGTAACAAGAACGACTTCAGATTTATTAGGTGATCCTCCAACTTTGTTTACTGGTGTTCAGGAAATGGTTCCTATTAGCCAAGGATTTACTGACGGACAGTTTCAAATACAGATGGATGATTCTTTACCAGTTAATATTCTTGCCCTTGAACTGGATTACGAAACAAATGATAACTGATATACATGTTTGGCCTATCAAGTCCGATGATGATAAACGTGAGTTAGAAGAAGCAGCTTACGATGATGGTGATAGAAGTTTACTTGGACCAACGCATATGGTCTGTAAAGAAGGAAAGATTATAGGTGCATTCTGTACTGCAAGTCCTACTGTTCATTGGTGGATGGATTCAAGAATAGCATCAACAAGAGATTCTAGAATGGCGTTTCAATCACTTGACACTTTAATGCGTGAACAAGGAACACCTGATTATTTAGTGGTATGTGAAGAATCTTCACCTTACTACAAACTTATGACACAAAAATGTGAATTAGTCAGACCTATGCAAGGTCGTGATTGGTCTATTTTTAGGCAAAGGAGATAAATGGCTTTACCGTTTGCAGCAGCTGCAGCAGCAGCACCTTTTGCAGCTAAAATGGCAGTAGGTGGTGCAATAGGCGGTGCTTTACTAGGTGGTTTAAGCACTAAATTAAAAGTTGATTCTGAAATTAGAGAATTAGAATCAGCAGAAGCTATGGCTAGAAGAAATGCTAGAAGTGCTAGAATGGGTTTTTATGCACAATCCAATGGCTTGCGTATGATGACAGATTTAGAACAAACTCGATTAGCTAGATCTCATGCACAACGCATAGGAAACATGGAATCTAAAATTGGTGGATCTGGAGCAGTTGCAGGAGAAGGAACAACTTGGGATGTTATTGTTGCTCAAGATGCAGAAAATCAAAGAGAGATGAATACGTTTATGACTCAAGCAGATAGTAAAGTTCAGGACTTTATAGATCAAGGTGATGCTCAATACACATCCTTTATGAACCAAGCAGATCAGTTTGCTAACAGGAAAAACTATGCACGAAGAGCAGGAAGTTCAAGAATATTTTTTGGTGCAATACAAGGTGGTGCTCAAGGTGCTTCATCAATGGCTTCAATAGCGAGTGCAACAGGATGAGATTAAATTTTCAACAACAACGTAATATTAATCCTTCTGCTCCAGCAAATACGTTTATCGCTGAACGTGAAGCTCCTGGTATGAATGAATTTGCTATGCAAAGGCAAATTGTTAATGAATCTATGGATGCAATAAAATCTGTAGCAAACGCATCATCAATTATTGCTAAAGCCAATCAGAAGCTTGAAAAACAAGAACAGCAAACAGAACTTGATAATATTGAATTAGATTCTTACAAAGCAGGTAAACAGTTTCAGGAAGGCACACAAAGCAACAAACCATTCCAAGTCAATGTAAAAGATGAATCTGTGTCTTATGAATTACCTTCAACTAAATATTATGGAAAGGTAGGACAAAATGACAGAGAAGAAGAATTAGTAAAAAAATTAGTAAATAAATTTTCTACAGATCAATATGGTCCAGGATTTAATAAAAAAGTTGAGCTTAAAGTAAGGAGAGCACTAGGACCAGCATTCGCTAATGCACAAAGACAATCAATTGAAAATACTAAAAAAGGTGTTGAAAAAGCACTACAGACTAATAATAAATCCACATATACAAAACTATCTAGTGGAGATATTACATACAA